CTTCTGGTGGTACTGTCGTAGAGCTGGGTACTAATCCTTCTACGTTTAGCCTCCCTAACGGCACCGCAAACGGCATCCCCTACCTCGACGCCTCCAAAGTCCTGACCTCTAGGTCTGCGCTGACGTTTGATGGGACGAACTTAGCAACGACTGGGAAGTTCATTTCTGGTGGCTCTGGTGGGTCAAACGGTTACTTTCAGTTGAACCGAACTGATGCGGCAAACCTTGGATCAATCCAATGGGTGACAAGTGGCGATGAAATGCGCTACTCCAACAACAACGGCGGGTTCCATAGCTGGTACATCGGCTCCGAACAAATGCGCCTGACTTCCACAGGTCTTGGCATTGGGACGAGTTCGCCGGGTGCGAAGCTGGATGTCGCAACAGATTCTGGAATCCATCTGCTTTTGAGCAGAAATACCCCAACGCAGTCTCCAACCTACGTCAAGACAAACGCAGACTTTTCAAATCTGACATTGCAAGCGGGGTCAACTGCTGGGTATTTCTCCGCCGTTGAAGTAATGGGTTGGAGTGGTTCCGGTAATACGCCTCGTGTAGCGTTTTATACAGCAGGCACTGAAAAAGCCCGCATCGACTCCAGTGGGAATTTGTTGGTTGCACAGACTGGCAGAACAGAACAAAATTCAAACAGTTTTAGTTTTGACGTTTTGGCAAAATCCGCTTATGTCAATCACGCAAATGGAACATCCTCAGGAAACGGTTATATTAACTTTGGATATAACGCTGTAAACATCGGCTCCATCTCCCAAAATGGCACCACAGGCGTTCTCTACAACATGGTCTCTGACCACCGCCTGAAAACAGTCATTGGCCTCATCACAGACTCTGGCGCTCGCATTGACGCTCTTGAGCCTATTGAATACGAATGGAAGTCTGATGGTTCTCGCACGCGTGGCTTCTTGGCTCACAAGTTCCAAGAGGTCTATGCAGGTTCCGTCACAGGCTCTAAAGACGCAGTGGACAAAGAGGGTAAGCCAGTCTATCAAGCCATGCAAGCCGGTAGCTCTGAGGTCATTGCCGACTTGGTTGCCGAAATCCAATCTCTGCGTACAATCAATACCCTCGAACGTGACACCGCTGACGGCTTCGTAAACGTAGTGCACTGGACTGCAACCAAGTCTGACGGTGACTTCCACGCTCACAGCTACGGCACTGTCAGCTTCACCAAAGAAGACGGTATCAACTACGTTCCTTATGCGTCCCTCACCGAAGCTCAAGTGATTGAGTGGGTTAAGGGCTCTATGGGCGAAGAAGGCGTGAAAGCCTTGGACGATGCTCTGGCAGCTAATATCGCTGAACAGAAGGCTCCTAAGAAAGCCTCTGGCACTCCTTGGGCCTAATAAGGAAACATTATGTCTCGACCAGTAACAGTAGGATTAAACTTAACAGCTAATACACTAACAACAGTCTACACGGTTCCTACTGGTTACTACGCTAAATGGAACCTGATGTATGTGTTCAACAACACAGGTTCTACAAAGAACTTAGCTGCTTATTGGTACGATCATAGCACAGAGGCTAACATCTACGTCATGGACTCAGGTGTTAGCTCTAAGAACTATGTACGAATGGATGGCGGAGCTTACGTGGTCATGGAAGCAGGCGATAAGGTCATGATGTTAAGTGAAGCAGGAAGTTCCTTCAGCACTATCTGCACATTTGAGTTATTCAAGAAAGAGGGAGTCTAATTAATGGCTACGTATTTAGATGTTGTAAACAATGTGCTCCGACGACTGCGTGAGCCTACAGTGACTTCTGTTAATGACACTGATTACAGTGCCATGATTGGTGTATTGGTTAATGATTCTAAGCGTGAGATCGAGGATGCTCATGAGTGGAATGCTTTAACGGATACTTTGACAGCAGTCACTGCTGATGCTGTGTTTAACTATGTGCTGACAGGCTCTCGTACACGCTTTCGAGTCATTGATGTCTTGAACGACACCCAAGACACTCCTTTGCGGTATGCTCCTTCGACATGGATGAACCGTCAGTATCTGCTAACGAATACTCAAAAGGGTTCTCCTGAGCGTTATAACTTCAACGGTGTAGACGCTAACGGTGACACTCAGGTGGACTTGTATCCTATCCCTGACGGTATCTACAACGTACGCTTTAACTTAGTCATCCCTCAAGCTGACTTAATTGCTGACAATACACGGGTATTGGTTCCTGATCACTTGGTGGCTATGCTGACCTACTCCAAAGCTATCGCTGAGCGTGGTGAGGATTCTGGTAATCTCTCTTCTGAGGCTTATCAGATGTATCGCCTTGCCTTGGCTGATGCTGTGGCGATTGAGCGTAACCATTATGATGAGGAAATGGTTTGGAGTAGCTGCTAATGGCTGAACAATTACTCACAACTACGATTCAAGCTCCGGGCTTTATGGGTTTGAATTTGCAGGATAGCTCCGTAGCACTGGAAAATGGTTATGCTACGGAAGCTCAGAACTGCGTTATTGACAAGTTTGGTCGTGTGGGTGCTCGTAAAGGATGGACTACAGCACACTCTGCTGTAACAGCTTTGACAGGTTCTTACATCAAATCTATTGATGAGCTGATTGCTAACGATGGTACTAGTTATGTAGTGGCAGCAGGTGCTAACAAGCTCTTTAAGCTTAACGGCTCTACACTGACTGAGTTGACCTACGGCGGCGGTGGAGTAGCTCCCACTATCTCCGGTAGTCACTGGCAAATGGCTCCCTTGAATGGTCGTATCTATCTGTACCAAGTTGGACATGATCCCTTGGTGTTTGACCCTGCTGTGAGCACTACTCAGTATCGCAGGATCTCTGAAGCTACTGGCTACTTAGGTACTGTACAGAACTCTAACTGTGTAATCAGTGCTTATGGTCGTACATGGTCTGCTAATACCTCAGTAGACAAGAATACCATCCAGTTCTCTGATCTCTTGGCAGGCCATGTGCTGAGTACAGGTACTTCAGGTACTCTTAACGTGGCTGAGATCTGGCCTAACGGTGCTGACGAAGTCATTGCCTTAGCCGCCCATAACGGCTACTTGATGATCTTTGGCCGTAGACAGATCCTGATCTATCAAGGTGCTAAAGACCCTTCTACGATGTCTCTGGCTGATTCTATCAGTGGTATTGGATGCATTGCCCGTGATTCTGTTGTCGTTACCGGCGGTGATGTGATCTTCCTGTCTGATACAGGCTTACGCTCGATCATGCGGACTATCCAAGAGAAGTCTGCTCCTATGCGTGAGTTAAGCTTGAACGTCAAGGATAACCTGATCACGGATATGCTGGAAGAGCAGGCTGAGGACATCAAAGCTATCTACTCGGATAAGGATGCCTTCTATCTGTTAGCCCTGCCTACCTCGAACAAGGTCTACTGTTTTGATATGCGTACTACGCTTCAGAACGGAGCTGCACGTACAACGATCTGGGATAACATTACTCCAAGAGCTTTTGCATACACCCGTAGCAAGGATTTATTGCTCGGACAAGAAGGTTTTATCGGAAAATATGAAAATAACCTTGACAACACTACCCCATATCGGTTAAAATACTATACGAACTATTTTGACTTTGGCTCTCCAACAACATTGAAGATCTTGAAGAAGATCAACATGACCTTAGTTGGCGGCAATGGTGCTGATATGGTTGTCAAATACGGCTTTGATTATAGTCCAAGCTTCTTATCACGTACTATCTCTCTGGGGAATATCAATATCGCTGAGTACGGTGTATCTCAGTATAACATTGATGCTTACACAGCAGGTGTGGTCTTTGACAATAAACAGATCAATGCTTCAGGTTCAGGTAATGTGTTACAGCTTGGCTTAGAAGCTCTTGTAAACGGTTTTGAAATTTCCATCCAGAAACTTGATTGCTACGTCAAGCAAGGAAGAACTAAATAAGGTGAGAATGTGAGTAATTACACAAAGGCAACGGACTTTGCCGTTAAAGACTCTTATGCTTCGGGAAACCCTAGCAAGATCGTTAAAGGTACAGAGATTGATTCTGAATTCAGTGCTATCGCTTCTGCGGTGAACTCTAAATCAGATAAAGCTAACCCTGCATTCACAGGTATAGCTACAGCAGTTGACCTGACTGTCTCAGGTACATTTGATGCAACAGTTAACGGCGGGAGTTACTAATTATGGCATGGTATGACTTTTTGTTGAATGAAGCAGGTACAGGCTTAAATACTGCCTCTAGTAATCTATTGGGTGCTGGTATTGGTGCTTTAGGTTCTGCTTACGCTTCTAACCAAGCCGCTAATGCTCAGCAGAACGTAGCTAACCAGAACTTAGCTGCTGGTCAAGCCGCTGCTGAAGCTGCTGCATTCCGTCCCGTGGGTGTTACTACTCGCTTCGGTAAGTCTGGCTTCACCTACGACGATCAAGGCCGTCTGACTGGTGCTGGCTACCAAGTTGCTCCTGATGCTGCTCAGCGTGAAGCTCTCATGGGCTTGGCTGGTGGTTCTTTGTCTCAGGCACAGGCTGCTCAAGGCTTTGCTCCTCAGCTCCAAGGCTACGCTCAAGGATTATTTGGTTTAGGTCAACAGTTCTTACCTACATCGACTAGCTACTCTGCTTCTCCTGAAGCTCAAGCGTACTCTAACCAACTGCGTACAATGGCTGGTCAGGTGATGCCTTCTAGCTATGATACCACAGCAGCTGCTCAGCAGTATATGCAACAGCAGCAAGGTTTGTTGGCTCCTCAGCGTGAACAGCAGTTAGCAGGTATTCGTAA